AAGGTCTTCGCCCGTGGTCGCAAGTTGGTCGTTCCGCCGGCTCTTGAGCCGACGGCCATTCGCCTCACGAAGACTGAACTCCGTCCGGGTTCCGCTGACAACGATGTCAACGCGATCCTCACGACGGCTGGCGGTCTGCCGGAAGGCTACATGGTCAACGACTTCTTGACCTCCGCTTCGGCGTGGTTCCTTTTGACCAACATCGACGGTCTGTCGTACATGGAACGCGTTAAGTTCGAGACCGACATGCAGGTTGACTTCGTCACTGACAACCTGCTCGTCAAGGGTTACGAGCGCTACTCGTTCGGGTACTACAACTGGCGTTCGATCTTCGGATCGTTCCCGTCCTAATCCTAGGAGTACACGAAATGAAAGGCAGAAAGCATCGCGCCACTGGTGGCGTGAATCAGGCCGCAGAGGATCTTGACCGCAAGAACCTGCGCTATACGTATCAGAGCAACGTCAATGACGAAGCCGAAGAGCGTAAGCGCGGTGGTAAGGTTGCCAAGAAGCACGTCGGCAAAATGCATGGCGGAATGTCCAAAATGCATGCCGGTCGCAAGCCTCGCAAGTCAGGCGGTAGTTGCGAAAGCAGCCCGTTCTCGTCTGCCCGCCGCGGAACGACCCCCAAAGGTCGCACCGTCGACGGCAGCCTTGATTAATCTCGGCTGAAACGGCAAACAAAGACGGGGGCCTCTGTGCCCCCGTTTTTCCTTGAGGAACCTGTATGACGGCAGCGTGGCAAAAGAAAGAGGGTAAATCCCCCTCTGGCGGCCTGAACGAAAAGGGGCGCGCGTCGCTCCGTGCTGAAGGCCAAAACATTAAGCGTCCTGTAACGGCTGGCGAGGCAAAGAAAAGCCCCGCTGCCGCAGCCCGACGCGACAATTTTAGGAGTCGGATGTGCGGTATGAAGGAAAAACTCACTTCAGCCAAAACTGCGCACGATCCGAATAGCAGAATCAATTTGGCGCTAAAACGTTGGGACGTGAAGTGCTAACATCAAAATAGCGCGTAACCGAAAGGGATAAATGTCATGCAGACAAAACAAGTTACAGTGGGGCCGATTGCTGCAGCCGATGCTGACGGCATTTGCGCTTCGCAGACGCCAACCGCTGGCGCTCTTTTGATCAACGGCGCGCTCGCTTCGGGCGGCTCCGTCACTCTCGATGTTCAGCGCCGAGTGCTTATCACGGCCGCGGGCGACGAGAGCGCTACGTCGTTTACGATCACTGGCACGAACTGGCAGGGCAATTCGATCAGCGAAGTTGTCCCGGGTCCGAACGCAACGACCGCTTCGACCGTCATTAGTTTCAAGACTGTCACCTCCGTTACGATCGCCAACAACGCTGTTGGCGCAGTGACCGTGGGCACGAATAGCGTGGCTGACTCGCCGTGGGTCCGCTTCGATGACTGGGCGCCGAACTACATTTCGGTCAATTGCTCGACTGACGGCACGGTGAACTACAGCGTGCAGACGTCGCTCGACGACCCGAACAACATCGCAAGTCCGGTTCCGGCCGGGCAGATGACGTGGCTCGATGCTCTGGATGCAAACTTGGTATCCGAGAGTGCCGATAAGAGCGGCGGCATCCAATATGCTCCGACTTTTGCGCGTGTAGTGCTGAATAGCGGTACGGGTTCCGTTCGCGGAGTGTTCCTGCAATCGAGCAACGTGCCGAAGTAAAACGCCCGACGGGGGAATTTTATGGCGACAAGCGGAACGTACGCGTACAACCCGTCGCTGGGCGAGATTACGCTTTACGCCTTCAACCTGTGCGGTATTCGCAACACCGCGCTGCTGCAAGAGCACATGGAGTCGGCACGTATGTCGGCAAACATGCTGCTCGGCCGTTGGAGCAGTCAGGGCGTCAACCTTTGGTGCGTGGATCTTGAGACGATTCCGCTTGTTCAGGGCACTGCAACATACTCTGTGCCCTCGAACACGGTCGTTATGCTTGATGCATATATCGTCCAAAACACGGGCGGAGCGGCTATTAATAGGCTGATACTGCCTATTTCGCGCTCAGAATATGCGTCATATCCGAACCCGGAGCAGCAGGGATTCCCGACAACGTACTGGTTTGACCGCCTGCTGTCGCCGACCGTAACCCTCTGGCCGGTGCCAGATGGTGGCGAAACGTCGTTCAATTACTATCGCGTTCGGCAGATTCAAGACAGCAATTTCACGAACGGCCAGCAGGTTGAGATCCCGTATTACTTCATGGAAGCCTTTGCTTTCGGCCTTGCGCAGCGACTTGCGATGATCTGGGCGCCGGATAAGGTGGCCATGCTCAAACCGCTGGCAGACGAGTCGTACGATATCGCCTCTCGCCAGAACGTCGAGACTGCGCAGCAATACATTTCGCCCATGGTATCGAGTTACTTTAGGCCGTAATGCATGTCCTACGCATCGCAGTCCGGCCGGGCCAAAACTAGCGCAACAAACCCGCAGGCACATGCGATATGTGATCGGTGTGGTTTTCGCTATAACCATGCCGAACTGAAATGGCAGTACGACTGGCGCGGCGCCATGATCCAGAACATCAGGATTCTGGTTTGCGACACCTGCCTCGACACCCCGCAAGAGCAGTTGCGCTCGATCGTGGTTCCCGCGGACCCGACCCCGATCGTTAACGCTCGCGTGCAGGACTTTGAGACTGCCGAAACGAACTATCAGACTGTATCTGCGCCGCCCACGATCGATCCGCAAACCGGCATCCCGATCCCGGGGAATACGACGCTAGTCACGCAGAGCGGCCAGCAACTTACTACGCAGCCGTACGGGCCTCCTGTGGGCCTTACTCAGCCGGCAGTGATGCCGCTGAAGGGTACGACGCAGTACGCTGTAAAACTGCCCGCGTTGTCCGTATCGGCTAACGGAACCACTGTCATTACGGTGACGTGCTCGTCGCCCCACGGTTTAACGACAAACGATCAAATTTCTGTTGAGGGCGTGACGAATGTCAAAGCGTGTGGTTTCTACAGCATCACAGTGACGACAGCCACAGCATTCACGTATGAAACGGCACAGGTTATTCCTGCGGGCGCCCTTTTGACGCCCACAACCCGTATTATCACGGCATCGGTTGGTCTGCCCTACGGGTACACCCAGATACCTCAAGTTGGAACTTAGGCGATGGCAAATACAACGATCCCAAATCTTCCGGCAGCAACCAGTCTCGATGGCAACGAGCAACTTGAGGTCGTCCAAAATGGCACGTCTAAGCGTGTCACGGCCGATCAGATTGCTGCTCTTGCTGAGAACACGCAGGGCACCGTCACCCAGATCAATACGGGCGGCGCCCTTGTTGGCGGCCCGATCACTACGACAGGCACAATTAGCCTGCCGCCGGACGCTGTTACTAACATGTATTTGGCCGAAATGCCGGCCAACACGCTCAAAGCAAACATTACTGGTTTGACGGCAAACCCGACTGACGTAACCCCTAGTCAGTTGCTGGATACCTTCAGTTCGGCTGAAGGCGCGATGCTGTATCGCGGAGTTTCTGGTTGGCAGGAGTTGGCTCCCGGCTCCAACAACCAATACATGTATACGGATGGCAATAACCCGCAGTGGGTTACGCTGGCTATCAGCCCGGGCGATATTGGCCCGAGCGGCGTTACCCCGGGATCATATGGAAGCGCTTCGCAAACCATCACCTTTACGGTGAATTCTGGTGGTTTGCTTACTACTGCAGCAGCCATTCCGATTGCTATTTCGACCTCTCAAATCACCGGTCTTGGCACGATGGCGACGCAAAACGCCAATAACGTTGCCATCACTGGTGGAAACATCAATGGCACGATCATTGGTGCATCTGCTCCTGCTCAAGCCTATTTCACAACAATTTCAGGCGGCGCATGGCAGGGAACTGCGATCGGAATTTCGTACGGCGGTACAGGCGCCACGAATGCCGCAGATGCTCGCACCAATCTCGGTCTCGGCACGATGGCAACACAGAGTGCCAGCAGCGTGGCTATTACGGGTGGCAGCATAGATGGCACCGTTATTGGCAACAGCAATCCGCAAGCCGGCACATTTACCACTCTTATTGCAAACAGCCTTAGCGGGCTTACAACTCCGCTTCCGGCCACATCTGGCGGCACTGGATTTTCGTCATATACAACTGGCGACATTCTTTATGCAACGGCCAGCAACGCCTTAGGTCGACTTAACGACGTAGCCACTGGAAATGTTTTGCTTTCTGGCGGCGTTGGCGTGGCGCCTGCCTACGGCAAAGTAGGTCTTACAACGCATGTAACTGGCGTTTTGCCTGTCGCAAACGGCGGCACTGGCGCAGCCACTTTAACGGGATACGTTAAAGGCAACGGCACTAGCGTGATGACAGCAAGCGCCACTATTCCAATTGCGGACTTGGAATATAGCAGCGTCACGATTGGCTCCACGTCAGTTACGCTTGGAGGTTCGACCAGCACGCTTGCCGGATTGACTAGCGTTACGCTGACGCAAGATCCAACAGCGGCATTGCAAGCGTCGACTAAGCAATATGTCGACAATCAAGTCGCTATCGTTTCGAATGTGACCTATCACACACAGGTCGTAGCGGCATCAACCGCTAACCTGAATGCTAATTACAGCAATGGCACTGGTGGCGTTGGCGCAACACTGACCAATGCTGGCGCTTTTGCGCAGTTCCAAATTGACAACTACACGCCGGGATCTCTTGCGCGTGTTCTTATCAAGGATCAGACGAACGCTGCACACAACGGTATTTACGAAGTTACGACACAGGGCGACGCGATTTCAGTGCCATGGGTGCTGACGCGCACATCTGACTTTAATGCCCCGGGTTCAGGTCCAAACTTCATTCAGACTGGCGCATCTGTTTTTGTTCAGTTTGGCGATACCGAAGGATCTACCAGTTGGGTAATGACCACGACCGGAACGATTACAGTCGGCACGACCGCGTTGAATTGGACGCAATCGTCATCTGCAGGAAACGTATTGGTAAATGCCCCGCTCACAAAGTCGGGCAATACGATCAGTTTGGGCACCGTTACTGTTGCCAACGGCGGCACTGGCATAACGTCCTACACCACTGGCGATTTGTTATATGCCAACAGCAGTTCATCTCTTGCTGCATTGGCAGATGTTGCTACCGGAAACGTATTGCGGTCGGGCGGTATTGGCGTGGCCCCCGCTTGGGGCAAGGTTAATCTAACGACAGACGTTAGCGGAACGCTTCCGGTAACTAATGGCGGCACCGGAACGGCAACGTCGTTTACCTCTGGATCGGTTTTGTTTGCTGGCGCCTCGGGCGTTTACTCGCAAAACAATTCAAAGTTTTTCTGGGATAACACAAATTATCGGCTTGGACTAAACACTGCGGCCCCAACGACCGTATTAACAGTTGTTTCTCCCACGCAAACGGCTCTTCCGCCGGGGGCTTTGCCGTCAGGCACTGACTTGCATATTGTTGGTGCAGATAGCGCTGAAACGCGTATTACGCAGGATTCATTTGGCACTGGCAATTATTCCGCGTTTACTGGCCGTCATGCTCGGGGTACAGCGGCCTCTCCAACGGCGACTCAGTCTGGAGACATTCTTTCCCAGTTCACTGGCCGCGGTTATGGCGCTTCAACTTATAACAGCGCCTCAACCGGTCTTCTTGAATTTGTCGCTGCTGAGAATTTTACCAACACAGCCCAAGGAACTTACGGGTCGTTCCGCCTTACAGCCACAGGATCGGCATCTCCGGCTGAGGTATTAAGAATAGGTCCGGTTGGCCAGATTGGTGTTGGCGGCTCAACTTACGGTAACGCCAATCAGATTTTGACTTCTGGCGGCAGTTCTGCTGCTCCATCATGGCAGTCTCTCGATGCAGGGACGGGAATATCTATTACGTACGGCGTTGGCACTATTACGATTGCCCAAACCACCGGCATAAACAGTAGTGCCTTTGCTTGGTTTATTTCCTGAGGTAATAACATGGGAATTTTAGTTTTAGACGCAACTACGAAATCCATCGTTGTTGCCATGTCTGCCCCGGCGGCAACAAATAACCCGGATTTCACCGCGGCATACGGCGATAGCACTGGGGCCTTATTTACCGAGGGAGCAAATGACGGGGCCTTAAATGGCACCAGTCCGGTCACGTTGGTTGCGGCTCCAGCGGCAGCAACACGTCGTATCGTTAAAAGCATTACGATTGAAAATAAAGACACCGCGGACGTTACGGTAACGGTCTCTTATAATAACAACGGAACGCTAAGAACGATTGCTAGGGTCACTTTGTCCGTTGGCGATACTTGGACAACCGACGGCACCTTTGACACTTATGGGTCGATAAAGCAGACGGTTGGCGTAGTTAGTTTAACGAGCCAAGTAACGGGCATTTTGCCAATTGCAAACGGCGGTACGGGAGCGGCTACCCTTGCCGGAGCAAATATTGCGGTATTTAACGTTAGCAATACGTTTACCGTGGCACAGACGTTCAGGGCGGCGAATGCCATTCGATCTGAGGTCGCGTCGACTCAGGACGCCATCATTATTTCGGGGCGAGCCGGAGGGTCTAATTCCTACGCCTCGACCTTTATTCCAACTACGTTATCGGCAAGCCGGACCATTACGCTGCCGGACGCAGACATTAATTTCACGACAGGCTTAGGGGTCGCTCAGGGCGGCACTGGCCAGACGTCGTATACCAATGGGCAGTTGCTTATTGGTAACTCCACCGGGAACACGCTGGCCAAAGCGACTTTGACAGCAGGTTCTGGTATAAGCATCACAAACGGGTCAGGCAGTATTACAATTGCTAATACTAGCACTGGTGGCGCACAAGATTACATCGTTCAGTCTTACGGAATTGTTTGAGGTAATTACACATGGCTACTACAGCACAATACGCATCAACCGTCCAAAATGCCTCAGCGCAAGTTTCGACGGCTAACACCAACCGAAACGGCACCGGCACGATTGCCACTGTTTTCACAGGCGCAACTAACGGCTCCCGTATTGACGATATTTCTATCGTCGCAACCGGCACGACCACGGCGGGCGTTGTTCGTCTTTTTATCAGCGACGGCACTAACATCCGCTTGTGGCAGGAAATTCTGGTATCGGCCATAACGCCTAGCACCACGGTGCAGGTATGGTCATACACGCTCCTTAATCAGGCCTTGCTGCTTGAGAACGGCTGGTCGCTACAGGCGTCGACTAACAACGCCGAAACGTTCAACATCCTCGTAACTCGCGCGGGTGACTTCTAATGAATCCGGGTACATTCCAAGGCGCAGGTACTGGCGCATTAGGAGGCAGTATCACCCGGTATTCACAGACCCCGCTGATTACTACGTCGCAGACCATCCCTGTCCCCAACGGCGTTCAGCTTATTGAAGCGCTGCTTGCTGGTGGTGGCGGTGGTGGTTGCTGCCAAAATAACGGTGGCGGCGGTGGCGGGTTTGGTGGCGCTGCTGTTATTGAAATTCCGGTAACTGGTCAACCACTTCAAGTCGTTATTGGCGCAGGTGGCACTGGAGGTGACGATTCAACCACCACCGCAGGTAGCCCAACCTATGTGGTTTCCGCCGGAACGCGCTACGCCGAAGTTGGTGGCGGCGGCGTAGGCCTAAATACAAATAATACAAATTCACCAACTTTTAAGGGAAACGGTCGATCTGGCGGCGGTGGCGGTGGCTCCCGAGGAGGAACTTCCACGCCGGCTGGTTATGCCGGTTTAGGTGGTCCGCCACCAATCGGAAATATTTTGTGGAGTATTTATCCACAGTCAGGAAGTTTGGTTTATTCAGTAACGAGTCTTACTGCTGAAGGTCCTATTAGTGCTACTGCTGGCGCTGGAATGGGCGGGTATACGGGAAACACCACAGGAAAAAATGGATCGTTTGGTGGTGGCGGCGGTGGCGGCACCCAAAGTGCAATTGGCGGATACGGCGGCGGCGGTGGATTTAGTAATGGCAACGGAAATTACGGCGGCGGTGGTTCCGGTAGTGATCCCGGCGGCACTGGCGGCTCTTTAACGGCTGTCTCTATTTGGGGATACACAGGTTTTGCAGGTGGAACTGGTCAAGGCACTGGCGCTGGTAGAGGATCAGGCGGCGGTGGCGGTGGCCTTTTTGGCGCTGGAGCAAACGGAAATAGTGGCGGCGGCGGCGGCACAGGCGGCCTAGGCGGCGGCGGCGGTGGCGGGTCTGACTCCGCTACTGCCGGAGGCACTGGCGGCGCTGGTGCAGCAGTCATCCGCTTTTATTTCTAAGGAGAATTAATATGGGACTTTATGCAATAGTAAAAGGCACCCTTGTCGACGGCATCGCTATCGCTGATGGGCCGTTAGACGCGGATGGCGTATGGGTTTGTATAGACAATTTAAGCCCCGCCCCCGGACCAACATGGACATACGAAAACGGCGTATTTTCACCTCCGGTTGATCCTCTTCCTGCGGCAACCCCAAACATCATTACGAAAGTCGCATTTCGTTTCCGCATGACGGATGCTGAGTATGTCGGAATTATCTCTGCCGCTAAGACTGACGCAGAAGTTGCAGCATGGGTAGAAACCTTCAATATGGTTTCGCGCATTAACCTTGACGATCAGCGAACAAAAGATGGCGTGGCTAACCTTGTCAGCAAAAATCTTCTGACTCAAGCCCGCGCAAATGAGATTTTGACTGCGCCTGTTCAGCCTAGCGAGACAATTTAATGACAGAACTTGCAATTAAATTAAGCATCGAAGAGGTTAATTTACTGCTCGATGTATTAAGGCAATTGCCCAACTCATCCGGCACTTTTCCGCTGATGATGAAGATCAAAGAGCAAGGCTCTGCGCAATTAAAGTTGCCAGAGCCTCTGCCTGAGATTTCAGCAAACTAACATCATGGCCGCAGCAACTAACCCGCTGACTTACAACGATTACGTGACTCAGGTCGCGACGTTGGCTGTCGTCAATACGACGACGTCATCGGGCGTTGTGGTGGGCGTTGATACTGAGTTCAACAACCTGATTCCACAGATGTTGAACTATGCCGAGTTGCGCATTCAGCGAGATATTGACCTGTTGCCATCGCAAACGTCTGCCAACTATCTGTTGAACGTAGGCAGCAATATTTTGCAAGTGCCGGTTGATGATTTTGTCACGATCCAAACGGTTAGCGTAGTCAGCGGCACCGCTCAGTTGCCGTTGTTGCCGGCGACTAAAGAGTTCCTGCAGAACGTCTACAACGATTCGTCGTCGACGGGCCAGCCCAAATACTTCGCTATGTTTGGCGGAGACCAAGCGAGCGGCGGCAATACGTGGAACAACCTTGTGTTTGGCCCGTATGCCAACAATGCTTACTCGATTGCAATTACGGGCACCCAGCGCTTGCCCAGCCTGTACAAATTTGGCGATACGGCAAACGCCAGTACAGCGACCACCTTTATTAGCGCAAACCTGCCTGATCTTTTGATTCAGGCGTCCATGATTTACATTAGCCAGTTCCAGCGCAACTTTGGCCCGGCGGCCAACGATCCCAACATGGGGCCGACGTTTGAGTTGCAGTATCAGAACCTGCTGAAATCCGCATTTGTTGAGGAGGCGAGAAAGAAGTTTGCAGCATCGGCATGGTCGTCGATGTCACCCCCGATGGCCGCTACCCCGACGAGGTAGCGTATGCCTCACGCCTCAGTCAAACTCAAACCGGGTATTGACCAAAACGAAACGCCAGCCCTCAACGAGGCTGGTATTTCGTTTTCTAACCTCATCCGTTTTATCTACGATCGCGAAGGTCTGGGTCTTATCCAGAAGTTGGGCGGTTGGACAAAGTTCTATCCCAACACGATCGAATCGATCATTCGTGCTTTGTGGGCATGGGAAGACACCAACTCCAATTCGCACTTGGCTGTTGGCACGCAGAACAACAC